CAGTTGCATCGAGGCGATCGAGCAGCACCGCGCGCGCGTTGGTCCATTGGGCGGTGTTGAGCGCGGTGCCAGCCGGGGCCACGGTGTTCAGCAGGTTCTGCAGATCGGCATGCAGGCTGGTCAGCACGTTGCCCATGGCGTTGGTCAGCAAGGCCGGAATAGCCGCGTCCAACGTCTGGATCATGTTGCGCAGCCGGATGATGTCCACATCGGCGTCGTTGGCCGGGTGCGGCAGCGCCAGGCCCAGGTTGGGCGTGATGTCGTTGACAGTGGTCATTTCGGGGTCTTCCTCACAGCACCACGGCGCGCAGGTTGGTGATGGCCGGGCGGGCGGCGTGGGTGCCCGTCAGGCTCAGGCGCAGGCGGGCCTTCTCGGCGACGTAGTTGTCGAGCTGGTAGACCAGCTCCATCACGCCGGCGGTCTGGGGGCTGCTGCTCACAAAGGGCACGGGCGTCCAGGCGCCGGCGGCCTGGTTCTGGGCGTGCAACGTGAGCGAGCTGCCGGCGGGCAGATCCGACTCGAGCACCACACGCACGCTGACCTGGCCGCCCGCGTTGACCAGGGGGCTGATGTAGCTGCCGCTGGTCTGCAGCGAGCCCACCACCAGCTGGATGCCAGGCTCCAGGATGGCGCCGAGCGAGCCGGCGCCCCGCAGGCGTGCAGAAACCTGCACATGCCCTGTGTACCGGGTTGCCAGGGTCACCACCTGGCCGGGCGCGGCCTCGATCACGCTGGCGTTGTCCAGCGTGAGCCGGAAGACGCAGCTCGAGGCGGCCGAGGGCTGGTGCACGCAGGCCTGCACCAGCAAGTCGGTGGCGTCGACCACATCCACGGTGCCCGGGTCAATCAGGCTCTCGGTCTGGCTGTAGTCGGCCGCCAGCAGCTCGAACGTGAGGTCTCGGTCCTGGTGCGCGGTCCAGGTGCTGGCATTGCTGCTGGAGAGCAGCACGCCCACCTGATAGGGCTGGCTGGTGACGATGCGCCCGGCCGTGGTGTCCCACTTGCCGAGCTCCGCCACCGCCACGGCAGTGCTGGCGTCGTCGCACAGCAGCACCAGGCAGTACTCGCGGCCGGCCTCGGCCAGCACAGGCGACCAGGTGACCCGGGTGCGGCCCACCAGCAGGATGTCAGCCGGCTGCAGGCGCTTCTCCACCAGCACCCGAGGCGTGGGGAAGCCGTTCTCGGCCTCACGCAGTTGGACCAGCACGGTGCTGGTGCCCTTGGCCACAAACTGCAGGTCCACCCCGGTCAGGTGCGTCGTGGTCGACAGCGTGAGCGTTTGGGCCAGCGGATCAACAAAGGCCTGGTACCAGTATTTGGTGACCTGCTGCAACTCGCGCTGCACCAGGGTGCCCTGGCCGGTGAACAGGGCCGTGGCATGGTTGCCACCCGATCCCGTGAGCGTCACTTCCTTGGTGCCGGCGGGCACGTTGGCGGGAATCGTGAACTTGCCCTGCAGCAGCCCTTGGGCATTGGCCGCCAGCGCGCCACCGTTGAGGGCGGTGGGGTGCACCGCGATGCCGTCGAAGGTCATGGCCGCCACGGTCTCGCCGGGGCCGAAGTGGCTCTCGAACTGCACCTCGATCTGGCGCAGGGTTTCCAGCTCGGTCGACGTCTCTTGCAACGTGTCGATTTCGGTGTTCACACTGGTCACCGAGCCCACTCCGATGCCGCTGAGATAGAACTGCCGCTCCAAGGGCTTGGCCCAAAGGGTCTGCACGTCCGTCCAGCGGTCCACCGAGGGCTTCAGCACCAGGTCCGTGGGCAAGGGGTCAAACGCCGAATAGGGGTTCACCAGCATCTGGCCGGTGTGCATGGTCTGCGAGAGGGCGGCCCGGTGCCCGTGAGGCAGCGCCTGGCGCTCGGTGATGCCCAGGCCCAACTGGTGCACGGTGATGGAGATCGGCAGGCGCAGCGCGCCACCCGAGATGGCGGCGGTCTGGGCCACGCCCGCGTCGCGCATGCTGTTGTTCAGGAAGGGGTCGGCAAACAGCCCTTTCTTGATGCCACTGTTGCGGCCGGAGATGTCCAGCGCCAGGCGCAGCTCGGCCTGGTCCTCGAACAGGCGACGCAGCAGCGCTTTGTAGCCAGCCTGCTCTTGCATGGACACCATGTGCACGGCGTCCTGGTCGACTCGCCGGCTGCTGTCCCAGCTCTGGTACACGGTGGCCAGGCTCAGGGTGTTCTGCGGCACGGTGGGGGCCACCGGGCTCCATTCGGCCGGCACGCCCCGAATCCAGGTGATGTTGCCGTCGCTGTCCATGCACAGGCGGTCGTAGCGACGCAGGGCCTGCTGGTAACTCACCAGGATCAGGGAGCCAGCCAAGGCCCCGGCCACGTCAAAGCCCGTGCTGGTCAGGTTGCTGACCTGGGCAGTGATGATGTGCTGGTACGTGACCTGGTAGGTGCTGCCCGGGTTGGGCTCGGCCCCGGCCGGGCTCCAGTCGATCTGGCCGGCGGTCAGCTTCCAGCTCACGTCTTTGGCAAATACCGTCGCCCCCTGCTTGACCGATTCGACCAGCAGCACGCTGGTGTCGGGCAGCGGGTCGGCCGCGCCGTTGAAGCCGCCGTGAACGATGTCGTGGGTGCTGCGCACGGTGATCTTGACCGTCAGGGCGCCCACGGCCGGGGTGCGGTCGAAGGCGATGTGCTGCAGGCCCTCGGTGGTCGAGGCGTGGGGCTCGTCCTCGATCGCCAGCAGCTCGGGCGTGGCGTCGTACACCACACGGCGCGAGGCGGGCAGCTCCAGGCCCCGGCCGCTGATGCGGGCGGCGCCCTCAGCCAGGGTGTAGACCTGCTGGCCGGTGGGCAGATCCGGGCCCGCCACCACCTCCAGGCCCCGCACCACGTAGGTGCCGCCGGTGCTGTCGCGGTCGTAGCGAGAGAGGGCCTGGGTGATCGCGTCGAGGTTGGGCGGCGCCTCGCGGGCGCGCACCGAGCCATCCTCCACCGCCCAGATCGGGTAGAAGGTGCCCGCCTGGCCGTCACCTTTGAAGCCCCACACCAGGGTCACCTGCTCGCGCCAGGCGCCGGGCTCCTGATAGCCACGGGTGCCCACGGCAGGGTTGAGCAGGGTCGGGTCCTGCTCTTCGGTCACCACCGCCACCTGCAGGTACACGCCTACGTTGACGATGCCCATGGTGGCGATCTGCAGTTGACCGGCGGTCACCGGGCGCACCGTGCCGTCAACGTAGACGCGGCCGGCCTCGCACAGCGTGGCGCCGGTGGCCGAGTTCACGACGATGCCGGCACCATCCACGATGCCACCGTCCTTGAACAGCACATCGGAGACGGACTTCATCCGATACATCAGGGCGTCCTGGGCATCGTTGAGCTCGGCCGACTGCAGCACGCGCTCGGCATTGAACAGCACGCGGTTGTAGCGCTTGGCCGGGTCGAATCGGTTGTAAATGGTCATGGGTGGATTCCTGCTCAGAACGGCAGCACGTACTCGAACATCTGGCGGGTTGCGCCATTGCGGGGGAAGGCGGGCACGCGCTCCAGCGCGTACAGGCGGCCGGGGCTGGCGAGATCTGCGGGCAGGAAGTAGCGCTGCCCGGCGGGCAGGCCGGCCTTGACCTGGGTGCCCAAAAAGATCCCCTGCTCGCGGATGGTCTCGCCGGCGGCCTCGGCAAAGGCGAAGACGAACTTCACGTAGACGAAGGTGGTGGGCTCGGCCGACAGGGTGTAGCGGCCCGAGGCCAACTCGATCTCGCCGTTGACGTCGGGGCGGCAGTAGCCCACCTGGGTGGAGGCGCGCCGGCCGATCTCATCGACCAGGCCCGCGTTGGTGTTGCCCTCGGGTTGGGGCGCCGCATCCCAGGCGGGCGAGCCGTGGCCCCAGGCCAGGTGGATGGGCTGGCTGGCGACGGCGATGGCCAGGGCAATGCGGCCGGATTCTTGAAGGGTTGCCATGATGGTGGTCAGTCCTGTGTGTGCTTGGAATCAATGGAGGTGCGCCAGGGCCTGGAGTCCCAAGGGCCCACCCAGCGGCGCGGGGCCGGCATGGGGCTCGAGATCTCGATGGCGTGGGCGTCGGTGCGGCTGGTGGCAGGGGCGGTGGCAAGCCACGCGATCTCGGCTTGATGGACGCGGCCCGGGACACCATGAGGCTCACCAGGCGTCGGGGCCTCGCAGGTGCCCGTGAACATGGCCCCGACACCGCTGTAGGTGTCGACCACCACGTAGCTGTCCAGGCGCCAGGAGTCCAGCTCCACCCGGTCGCCGCGGGGCAGGGTCAGGGCGTGCACGGGCGTGGCCGTGGCCTCGATCGGCCCATGGGGCCAGGCGGACACCCCCCGGGCCTGCAGGGTGGCGAAGCTCGCCTTCAGGTCGGGCCCGGTGTCGGTGCTGACCCAGACGCCCGAATCGTTGTCCAGCAGGCCCACGTCCATGGCCTGGCCACCGTCGAAGGTGATGGGGCGCAGGTCGTAGCTGTGGAACACCCGGTAAAAGCGGATGTGGGCCGGGATGCTGGAGCGCACCACACGGGCGACCTCACTCAGCTCGGCGGGGCTGGCGGCCCGGCCCAGGTCGATGTGCAGGTAAGCGCCGTCTTCCTCGATCAGCACCTGGTCGAAGCCCAGCCAGCCCAGCACGCGGCGCACAGCCGCGGCGCTGCCGCGCTCCAGCAGCCAGGGCCGGCCGGCCTCCAGCAGGTCGGCCAGGCTGTCGAAGTACCTGGCGAAGTCGGCCAGGCCCCATTCAGCGGCCAGCCAGGGGTAGAAGGCCACCGGGTAGGCGTCCACCACGCGAGGGCCGGTTGGCGCCATCGCTTCGGCCAGACCATCCCAGGCCGGCATGCCCTGGTCGATGGCGCGCTCCAGGGCCGTGGAGGCTGGTGGCAGCACGGTGGCTTTGGTGGCCATCAGGACACCCCCTCGTCGATGAGATCCAGCACGCCCACCACCGGGTATTCATCGGCGGCCAGGGTGGTGGTCTCGGCGGGGCGCAGGTTGTCGACATAGCGCACCGCAGCCACGCCTGCGACGTGCAACTGGGTGGTGATCCAGGACCGTGGCACGGAGCGGCCCAGCCGGGCATAGGCGGCCATGGCCAGCGGCAGGCTGGTGCGAAGCTGCGCCACCAGGTCGGACGGGGCCGAGGCCTCGCGCCAGATCCGGGCGCTGATGTTGACCGGGCGCGGCCGGGCCACGGCCACGGAGACAGGCACGCCCAGCGGGCGGGCGGCTTCGGCGTTCTCGGCGTTGAGCACGGCCAGTGCCGTGACGTTTGCTTCGGCGGCCTGGCTGGCATCGTCAATCCACAGCAGCACCTGCACCCGCCCCGGCTGGGGTTGGGTGGCCAGGGCGTCGCGCACGTTGAGCGAGGTGCTCAGCGCGATCAGCTCGTAGTGCTCGCGGGTGCCATTGCCGGCCAGGGCGCGGATGCGTAGCCCAATGCGCCTGCGCAGGCGGTCATCCAACTCGCCGGCCAGGCGCTCCAGGCCATAGAAGGCGCCCTTGTGGTCCAGGTCGCCCTTGGTGGCAAAGGCCAGCAGGGAGGCCCGGGCGGCTTCGTTGACGCGCTGGCGGTACAGCAGCTCGCGGTAGGCATGGGCCTGCAGCAGCTTCTGCAGGGGCTCGCT